CGCTCGTATCCCAGGTGCGCACGCTCGCGGACGGGGGTTTGCGCGTGGTGCTCGACTTGCCAGAGGATGCGGTGTATCAAGCGGCCTGGCTCATGGAAGTCAAGCGGGCCGAGGGTACGGTACGCGTGACGTGCCAACGGAACTGCAACAAAGTGTAACGATCTACAACGATGGCGAATGAAACCCTAGCGGAACTGCTCAAAACCCTGACGGCTACACAACTGGCGTTTGTGCAGGCGCGCATGTACGCGACCAGCGACAAGGCCGCAGCAGAAGAAGCGGGTATCTCGGTTAGTGCGCTCTATCAGTGGTCGAACCTGGCTGATGTGCGTCAGTGCATCCTGCTCGCCAAACAGGATGGCGTGATCCTGGCTACTGAAAAGCTACGGCGGCTCGCCTCGCGTGCGGTGGATGTGATCGCGGATGAGATGACGGCCAAGCGCGGCAGTAGCAAACGCCTCGAAGCAGCGCAAACCATCCTCGACCGGCTCGGCGTGGATGTCAAACAGACGATCCGCCAGCAGGTGCAGGCATCGGTGCAGTTCAATGCGGCCGACCTCATCGCGGCCTTGCAAGCGGCGGAACGGGACGACCCAGCCACCACCACGGACGACGGCGACAATGGCGCTCACTAAACAGCAGCGTGAGATTGCCCGCTGCTACAAGCGGCCGGGCTATTTCTTGTCCACCTATGCGCGCATCTACGACGCGACGCAGCGCGAGTGGATACCGTTCGAGTTGTGGCCGGCCCAGGTGGACGCCCTCGCCACGTTACAGCAGCAGCGGCAGACGGTGATCCTCAAGGCGCGGCAACTCGGCCTGTCCTGGTTGACGCTGGGGTATGCCCTGTGGCTGATGCTGTTTCACCCGGCGGCGGCCGTGTTGTTTTTCTCGCGCCGCGACGAGGAAGCGAAATACATGCTGTCGGACGATCGGTTGCGCGGCATGTTCACCCGCCTGCCTGAGTGGTTGCGGTCGGGCATCACGCCCACCACCAGCGGCGCGCATGAGTGGACGCTGAGTAATGGCAGTTCGGCCCGGGCTTTTCCGACGACGGGCGGGCGCAGCTACACCGCAACGCTGGCCGTGGTGGACGAGGCGGATTTCTGCGACGACCTGGACGCGCTGCTCAATGCCGTCAAGCCCACCATCGACGCGGGCGGCTCGCTCGTCCTGCTCTCGACGGCGGACAAATCCAAGCCGCTCTCGCCGTTCAAGCGCATTTATCGGGCGGCACAAGCGGGGCAGAACGACTATGCGCCGATCTTCCTGCCGTGGTCGGCGCGACCGGATAGGACGCCAGCATGGTACGCCCAGCAGCGGCGGGATGTGTTCGCCCGGACGGGCAGCTATGACGACTGCGACCAGGAATACCCGGCCACCGACACCGAAGCCTTGCAGGGTCGGTCACTGGACAAGCGTTTCCCGGCGCCGTGGCTCGACGCATGTAAGGCCGTGCGCAACCCGCTAGTAGACAGCTTTATGTCAATGCCTGGGCTGGCCGTCTATGCGCTGCCGGATCAGGATCGCGCCTACGTCATCGGCGCAGACCCCGCCGAGGGCAACCCGCAAAGCGACGAGTCGGCGGCGTGCGTGCTGGATGTCGGCACGGGTGCGCAGGTAGCAGTCATGGCAGGGAAGTTTGACCCCGCCATCTTCGGCGGTTATGTAGAGTCGTTGGCGGGTTGGTACAACCGTGCGCCAGTGATGGTGGAACGCAACAACCACGGGCACGCGGTCTTGTTGTGGCTCAAAGAGTTCGGCTCGGTGCAGGTGTATGCGGGGCTGGACGGTAAGCCCGGCTGGATGACGACGGGCAACAGCAAGCCCTTACTCATCGACAATGCGGCCGAGATGCTACGCGACCGACAGACCAGCATCACCGACGCGGCGACCCACATGCAGCTTGCCATGCTCGACGGGACAACCCTGCGTGCGCCGGAAGGCGACCACGACGACCGGGCGATGGCGTACATGCTGGCACTCGCGGCGTTACGCTGGCGCGGCGCATTACCGGACAGTCGGCCCGGCTATGACCCGTTTGCGACGGGCGAGCGACGGCAGGCCGCTGGCAGCATGGACCTCGTACCCACCGAGACAGGCGTGCGTTTCCAGTGGCGCGACCGGCAGCCGGGCGGAACCGGCCTCACGTTTAGATAGCAGGTAGCATGGCAAAGCGACAGCCCAAGACCCCTAACGCAATGGACCTCTACGAACAGGCCGACGTGCTGTTTGATGAGGCGCACGACCGCAATGCGCTGTTTGCGGCGATGGACGACCTCTACGACGCCAAGCCCGCCGCGGCCAACGATCCGCACGTCCAGCTTGTCAAGATGCCCCTGTCCACCAACACCGTTGACCTGGTGATCGACCTCGCCAGCGCGCAAGACATCTCGATCACGGTCCCGGCCATGTCGGACCACAAGAAAGACATCGCCTTAGCCGACGACTCGGAAACCTGGCTGCGCGCCATGCTCGACGCCAACCAGCGCACGCAGCACCGCAACCTGACGGCAGAGATGGCGTACCTCGGTGCACAGCGGGCGCTAGTGGTGGTGCGGACCCTCTTCCGTGAAGCGGCCATCAACGACGCTGAGAAGGTGGACGGCGAGACGAAGCTGGCCGGTCTGCCGGTGCTGTTCCAGGTGCGCGACCCTAAATACGTGGTGTTCGACGAGGACGCGGGGGAACTCTGCTACGTGGCCGAACGCTGGGCGCGCAAGGCCCGCACGCTGCGCAGCCTCTACCCTGGCGCTCTGCCGGATGACCTGGACGGCAACAGCGATGTTGAATGGTGCGAGGTGTGGACGCCCAGGCACGTCGCCTACTACGCCAACGGTCTGCCCGTCAGTGTGGCGGGCAAGGACGTGCGGCCCCATCGTTACGGCTGCATCCCCTACGCCTTCGGCACAGCCCGCACGACGCCGCGCCCTGGGCTGCGTTACCGGCCCATGCTGTCCGGTGTGCAAGCCCTCGCCCACAACCTCGACACGGCCTTTTCCATCCTCGCTACGGCGGGCTGGCAAGTAGTCGTCGGTGGCGTCAATGTGTTCAGCGACAACTACGGCGCGAGCAACGGCAAGCAGTACAACACCACGCCGGGTAGCGTCAACTACTTCGCCTCGAATGATCGCGTCGAACCCTACCAGCGGGCCGCGCTGCCGTCCGACTTCCTCGAACTGGTGCAACTGTGGCTGCAAGCGTATCAGGCGGGCACGTTCCCCTTTGCCATGTTCGGGCAAGCGCCGGGCAGTATGGCCGGCTACGCCATCAACATGCTCACGCAGAGTGGTAGACGCTCTATCGCCCCCATCTGGAAGGCTATCGAAAGCGCCTATGAAGGTGCGTTCTACAACGCCATTACGTTGTGTCGTGAGTTTGTCGCCCCGCTGCTGGGCACGGATGAGATCCCACTATTCGTGAGTGACACGACGCGGGTAGGCGAACGGAACCGCCGCGTCAAGCGCACGCTGAAACTCGACGTATCCAAGACCGGCCCGGAATGGGCCTGTGAAGTGCGGCTGGCCGACCCCATGCCGCAGGACGAAGCGGCGAATCTGCGCATGGCGCTCGAAGCGACGAAGGGCGGGTTACTCTCGCAGCAGACGGCCCTGACCAAGTTCCAGGTAGTTGACGACGCGCTGGCGGAAATGGAACGGCTCGCGGTGGAAGGGATCTTCAAGCAGCTGTCCCCCCTCGAAGCCGTCAAGCTGGCCCGTGAACGGGGCTATGTGCCGCAGAAGCTAGAGTTACCGCAGGGCTGGAAGCTGGGGGCTGACGGTCAGATCATGCCCGACTTGCGGCCGCCGCAGACGTTGGGCGCGGGCCTACCGCAGCCGAACGCGCAACCGCAGCAGATGTCACAAATGGGGCAGCCGCAGGTGGACCCGGCCATGTTGCAAATGCTGATGCAGCAGGGCGGGATGCCCGGCCCGCAGGAACTTACCGAAGCGGGCGTTGACCCGGCCATGATGCAGGCAATGGCGGCGCAGGGCCAGGCCATGCCGGATTTACAGGATTTAGCGGGTATGCCGCCCGCTGCACCGATGCCAGGGGGCTTCTAGGTTATGAACACTGGCGACATCGAGGAACGTATGCGAACACAAGACATCGAACCGATCCCATCCCAGCGCATTGACCCGCTGCTGTACCGCATCATCGTCGGCGCGCTGGCGTTTACGCTGATCGCCTCGACCATCGGCGGGCTGGTGCTGGCGGGCATGGGGATCGCCGTCCCTGATACCATCGTGGCCCTCGGTGCGGGCAGTT